ATGCAGTCGACAAGAACTGTGGCTGCACCGAATTTTGATCCAAGCCCGTTGGTAAGCCGATTGGAGGCGGCGTGGGATACGATCCGTCATTGTTCACCAAACTTACAGTCGGATAAATCGGAATACCCGTTGTTTTGTCTTTTGGCGCGCCCATTGATACGGCAATCGTCGTCGTTTCGGCAAAATAGTAGTCCGTTGTACGAGGATTGTTGATCGGAATTGGATCGGCAGGCAGCACAATCGCGCGCAATTGGTTTTGCGGCACGTCATTGCAGGGGTCGCAGACAAGGATACGCTTGTTAATCAAACCAGCGCCCGCGTAGTCGTACTGCCACTTTAGCCTGTCGTGATTATAGACAAAACCGCAACGGTCGCACTGCCCCGCTGCCCTCGGATTGCGAGAACTTATAGATGCCCGTCCGAGTTTTGACGCGTATGCCATTCATTTTACCTAAAATAGCCGCTGATTTGCGGGCTAATGTACTGTTGAGCGGTTTCTACGTTTTGTTCTGCCGCAACTACATAAGCCTCATCAGCCAATGGCTTTAAAAGCATGGCTTTTTGCGGGTTCCACATGACAGCAAGGCGGTGACCAAGCGCGTAGGCGTAGGCTTCCATCCAAAGATACGGGATTTCAACCGTTTGGCCGGACGTATAATTGCTGTCTTGGATCTGCCGAACGCGATAATATTTCAAATACTGCGAAGATTGACCGTCTGGAACAGGCCAAAGCGTCACGGTAGGTCCAGTCGAACCAGTTGAGCGCGCCGAACTGATCAATCGGTCGAACCAAAACACGGTCGGAAAGCCCTGTTGCTGCTTATTTGGGTAAGAAGCGTATTCCGTGCGCGAAACAGGAAGGATGATACGATCAATCGGGTTGGTTTCGTTAGCCGTGGTCGTGACATAGGCGTCTAAGATCACTACCGTGCTAGGGTCGACCGAGTATGTGCTGATAGATGTCGCGATGCCATACTGGTTGTAGGGTGCGATATAGGCGCTGCTAGGGTTGGTTGTACCATTATAAGACGCCGCGAACGACACTACGCCATTGGTGGCTGCCGTAACCGTCTGGGTGCCGTCCACAACGCCCGTTCCGTAAATCGTAACCTGTGTGCCAACCGTATAGATAGGCGTATTTGGCGTAGAATAAGTCAGCGTAGTCGTTGTGCCGTTTCCGGTAACGCTAATGATCGCAGGAGTCTGATTAAAGTTAACCACTTCTTGATCAACCGCCCACAGATTTACGCCACGGTTCGACCAGTTAGACAAAAGCATGTTTGACGCCATACGCGCCGATTCCATATGCTCTTGTGCTATGGCCGTGTTGCGTATCTCAGCAAGGTTAAACGCATAGAGCGTAAGCTCGCCGAGCGACGGGTTAAAGTTGTAAGTGCCGCTCGTGCTCATGACGGCTCCTATTAGAAGGTCGTAGCGGTAGCGTCAGCGATTAGATAACCACCTGCGAAGATTGAACCAACAAATGGTCCGCCTGTATTCGATTTCATTTGATACTGAATATCCGTTCCGCCGGGGTGGCCCACAGGGACCGTGTATGGAATGTTGAAAATCTGCACAAACGGCGACTGCGACAGCAATGTCGTATTGCCGTTCACGGTGTAGTTGTAGCCGTTTTCCTGAATGGTATTGGCAAGGTTGAACTTATTATATTCAGCAAAAATCATATAGTTGCTGGACGTAAATCCGATACTTGCGTTGCCCTGAACATATGACAGATAAAACGTGTAACCTTTTGGCACGGTATAAAGCGACATCTGCGTCTGACCAACACCTGCATTGATTTGGGCATAAAGGACAGTAGCAATCTTGCCCGTAATAATACCCGCATTAACGCCATTCGTTATAAACATGCCATTGATGCGGAAGAACGAATTGGTCGTTGTTGCTGTACCGGAGCCGTTGAGCGTTACTGATTCAGACAAAAGATTATAACTTGAATCTAGCCCATTGACCTGAACAATCAAACCAGCATCGGTCGCGCCAGATGCGCTGAGAAGAACAACAACACCAGCGGAAGATGGGTAAGCATAATTGCCGCCAGATTGCGTTAAACCTTCCCACAATGGGCCAAGAGCCGTACCCGCAATTTGTGTGCTGTAACCAAAGATTTCTACGGGCTGGTGGTTGGTAATTAATCCACGACCTACCTGTAATTCAAATGGCTCATGCTTGCCATTCTTGGTGATTGAATCCCAAACAACACCGCTTTGATAGATCGTAGCCATAATTACTTACCTTTTTTCCGTGCCGCAGCGGCGTTGTCAACGAGATTTGGCCAAGGTCTACCCGCAGCCCTCGCCCTAGCTTTAGCACTTTGTTCCTGCTTATGCGATAAGTGCTTTGTGTGGTGGTCTTTGGGCAGTTTAGTTTCCCAAAATGGCTTGTCAGTCACTGATAACTCCCATATAAGTCCAGCCCACTATGTAATTTAACATAATTGGCAGCCTCTGTATCATTATCTGCCGCCAAAAGATAAATTCTGGCATACTCTAACAGATTTGGATTGTCTTTAAAATGGCCTAATCCACGATTACAGTGATTGCATAACATACCGCGAATTTTATTAGTTTGGTGATCGTGATCCACAACCAAATCGCCACCTTGGCCACAAATTGTGCAAGAAAAAGTGGTTGCAATAAGGTTTTTTAATTCATCATCTGAAATCATTTCACGGTAATTTCCGCGCCTAATTTCAGAACGATAACTATTTCTGCATTCTCTACACCAACTATCCAATCCATTACGTTTTTTATTGTGCAATGGAAAAAATTCAGGCGTTTCTGGTTTTTCACATTTGCAACGAGTGCAAATTAGCATTTTACGCCCCATTTTTTTAAAGCAAGATTGATCCTGCTATTAGGGTCATGGGCCGTTTTTGCGGATGTAAGTTTTTCTTTCATCCCACACATTCTTGCCCGAAAATTGTCATGACGCGGATTATCCGCATCTTTAGTCGGTGCCTTTAGGTGGTGACCTTCAGCGCGGGCCGATTGACGACCGCGTTCATTAAGCCCACCAGACGGAGATTTGCCTTCAGAACGCGTCCAAGCTGCAGTCATAACAAGCTCCTTATGGAGGAAGGGGGAGCCGAAACTCCCCCCGCCTGTTTAGTGTTCTTCAGGCTCGTAAGAGTGATGAGCCTTTGGCTCCGTACCCTTATGTGCAGAAGAAAGTGGGTGCATGTTGGAACCAGAGGCTGCACCACCGGACTTGCGTGGCTTGCGGCCAGCGTGGTGATGAGCGTGGTGACCTTCATGGTGACCTACGTGGTGCTTGGCCATTCCGCCGCGCTTACGCTGCTTCGCTTCCTTAGCAACGTTCGAGTCTTTGCCTTCGTAGATATCCTTAGGCGACTCGTCGTGATCCCAATCGCCTACCATTGGCGATTCGACCTTACCACCCTTCTTGTGCTCTGCACGAGGGTGTTTGTGATGTACACCAGCGTGCATAACGCCGTGGTGATGTCCTTTGTGACCCTTCATGGTTCACTCCTTAGAAGTTGTAGTACTGGGTAAGGCCGAACAAGCCAGTCGCTGACTGGACATTGTAGGCCTGCGGAATCTGGCGGAACGAGTATTTGTTCGTGCCAGTGGACGGCGTAAGATTGACACCCGACGCATTTGCAAGGTCAATCGTGCCACGGACATCGCCCGTTGTGGCGGACGGTGTAGTACGATCAGCAGGTAAGAACCCGTTTGCAGCAAAACCCGTGTTAACACTCAAAGCAGTCTGAGAGTTACCGGAGTTGACCACAACTTCAGCAGCCGTATCCGAACGAACAGGAAGACCAACGATCGCGGTTGTACCAACGGAATAGGCATGGGTAGCATCGGCTGCGTTGAGAACAACGCTCTTGATGTACTTGAATGCTTTCTTACCGTTAACAGCGTTACCTGCCGAAATCGTAATGTTTTCCGACATTGGATATCCGTAGACATCGTAGCCATTAACAGTTGCGGTTGTAGCAGTAGCACTTGCTGCAGCAGTAACGCTTACAGCACGGCCAACCATGGCCATTGGGTTCCAAAGCCAAATCGAAGGGGTTTGGATGTTCGTCGGAATAGCGCAAGTTTGCACGTTTGGATAAGCCAAAGTGACCGTACCAGACGTGAAAGTTACGTTCTGACTAAGCTGATAAGTACCAGTTTGTCCGTTACCAACCGTTGATGAAGTCCCCGTTGTCGTAATCTGAGAATTGATATAGACGCCAGAAGATGCACCAAGAGTTCCACCCGTTACCGCCGTAGACGATGAAAGAAGAACCATGCCGGGTCCGATTGGCATGCCGCTGTTTGCCGTAACCGTCAGAACGCCGTTCGTTGCCGAAGCGGTGATTGAAGCATAAGCATCAAGAGCAAGAACCGTATCCGTTGCGCCTGTATCCGAACGGGTAAATACCGAAGAATAATAAACGCCAGTGGTCGCGGAGTTAGTTGAAACGAGCGTAAGAGTTGCACTCGTTGCGTTTGCAGAAGCCACGATGGCTGCCGCTGCGTTGGTGTATGGAACGCCAGTGAACGAAACAATGTCACTGAAGCCATACCATCCAAAATCCTGCGCTGCCTGTGACTCACCGGGAAGGTAAGTAAAAGGAGTGCGCGGATCAAGGATGCCGCCCCCCGCATAAAATAGCGAGGAGCCTAGATCAGGGTTGTAGTCCGAAGGTTGTGTTGGGTTTTGCCCAAATACAATAATCGGACCGGAGAATGCGGTATCAGCCATAGTGCCTTCTCCTTACGAGGTTGGGAATGAACCGTAGATCGAACGCCAGTTGTAGTAACCGAACGAATAACGCTCATAACCCTTAACAAGAAGGTTGTCAGTGACGAAGTCGACTTGCATGTCCGTTTCGAACTTCACACGTTCCATGTAGGCAAGGCCGTCGATGTTCGTGAGCAAGAACCAAGCATAAGATGAAGTCAAGAAGTCGTTGACCATGTAGCCTTCTGGCAAGCCGCCTGCCGTTGTCATGATCGCGTTGACGTCGTTATCTGCAGTACCGGGGCGCAGTTCCGTCTTCAAGAGACGAATAGCAACTGGCTCAAGTGCTGGTGGGATAATCAACTTACGACCACGAGCAAACACCTTCAAGTTGGCTTGGTCGCGGAAGTTCGTGCGGATCGCGATCATTGCGTTCAGCAAGGTGGCTTCGTTGAGGTCAACCTGAGTTGTAGGCGTGTTGGCAACCGAACCACCGTCGATAGGATGCGCCGTCGAGCAGAGTGCTACGCCGTCACCGCCAACTGCGGAGTTATAGGTCTGTGCCGTGTTAAGGATGTTTGCGCCGTAGATTTCCTTGGTTTGCTGGAACGATTCCACCAAGCCGAGGTTTGAAGGCGTAAACTGGGTCTTGTAGAGGTTGTCGTCGATCGCCTTACGGGTGATCGCGTAACCGAGAGCAATTTCAGTGTGCTCTTGGTTGTATACGAAACGCTCACCTGCACCCGAATCGAACGACGTCTGACCACCTTCGGTCTTCAGCTGGGCCAATCCGAGGTAGCGCATTTCTGCGGTACGTTCGAGAGCCATTTTCGAATCGTGCTTGGTGAAGATTTTATCGTACTGAGATGGGATCATCTCGTACTTGCCTTCTACGCCGCGGAGGCCGGGGAGGAGAAGGTCTTTGATCTGACTAAGATTAACAGCCATGACACTCTACTCCTTAGCTGATGCCAGTTACGGCAGAGTTCGAACGCCAGACTTCGTTATTGAAGCCAACGATCAAGTTGCAGTACTGCGTGGTCTGGTCGCCGCCGTTGCCGAGGCCAACAGCGTAATCAACGACGATGAAAGGTGACGTGTTGGTCGTTGCGGTAGCATTGACATAAGCCGTCGAACGGCCCGTTGCGTTGTTACCACCCGTCGAGTTGCCCGACGTCGCGCCAGTCGTGGAGTAAGCGAACGTGACAAGCTGACCCTGAACGCCAGACGTTTGCGAAGTAGCCGTACCCGTGACAGGGAAGCCTGAACCGGAGGACTGAACAACGAAACGTGCGTTTGGATCATCAATGACGTAAGCAATGACGTCGCCAGTTGCGTCCGAGCCGGGCCAATAAGAAGACCAGACGGTGCGTTTCTGCGAGGTCGAGAGGTATTGGCAGCCAACAAAGATACCTGCGAGCTGAACCGAGCCACCTGCAGTTGCCTGCGTGATGTAGCCGTTTGCCGTCGAGGTTACTGGTTGTACTGGGTCACCCGTGAAGATTGGGGTCGTGTTTGTCGAAGCAATTCGACGGGAAGATTGAGCGAACGTAGGAGCGCCGCCTGCACCACCCTGAATTTGTAGAAAGCCGCTGGGCGCAAACGTATTGGCCATGACGGGTTCTCCTCTCAGAGAGTTCCATCATCGCACACCGGGGCGACTAAGAAACGGAAAAAGGTTTATCTTCCACACCGGGGGAAGAATGTCGAACAGTATGCCTGATATTTGC